TGGGACGAGAACGATGCTGACCGTGAGCGTTGGATGGCCAAATTCGATCCCGGAAAACGAAGACGTATGGAGGATGCTTGGGGCACGATTGACGATGCAACAATACGAGATCTCAGAAACAAAACGCTGATGGTCAAAATCGAGACCCTGCTCAAAAGAGACGATCCTACATGGTCGCCACGCGCTATTTACATCGGTTCGGACGCTCACAACGCCCTTACTGGTCCAGCGATGATGGTTGCCATGGAACGCCTCGTAGAGGTTCTCGACACCGACGCGGCCGGCCAAACCCTTGGGCCGGTAGATATAAAGTTCGGCTACAAGAAAGCCGACGTCGCGCTGTGTCATCACCTGACATGCGATTCAACATTGACGAATCTCGCTGAAGGCGACTATTCAAGGAACGACCGTGAACAACGGTCTAAAGTTGCCTGCCTCATCGATTTGGTACTAGAAAAGCTCGGCTTCCCGGATTGGCTGCGACAAGTCATGCTAGAGTCAAGTGAGAAGTATGATGTTTATGCTCCAAAGTGTGGTCTCAAAGCCACGCTGAAACATTCACTCCCTACTGGCCTGACTGCCACCACGTTCCGCAACAGTGCTTACAACGCGCTTATGTTTGCGGTATCTTGCATACAACAAGGCATCACCCGGGCTCGAGCCCTGATCCTAGGTGATGACCTTTTGGCCTCGACCCTTGAGGCCATGAATTGCAAAACGTGGGAGGACACCGTCGCCCGGTTCAAGATGTGCCTCAAAGCCGCACGTCCTGAATTCAACGGCAAAGCCACCTTCCTATCCCGCCGGCTTATCATGAATGCTACCTCCCCCTGTCTGGTTCCAAAGCTCGGAAAAGCGCTCGCCCGGTTCAATGTGCGCGCCACGAAAAATCCATCGATTAGTGACGATGACTATATGGCTGGTAAGGCGTGCGCTCACGCGTACGAATTCCGCCATGTCCCCCAAATGTCACGTCTGTTCCTCGACCGGTTCAATTACCACTACTCCCGTTCAAAGATGAAACCGCACCAGGATTTGGATCACGAATCCTGGTTTTTGAAAATATCTGGCATGACCACCCCTGAACAAATTCTCTCAGCCATATCCCAAGAAGCTGTCCAAACCACGGACAGTGAATGGGAGGACTGGATTGCAGAGACTTATGAAGAAGGATGGTGCGATTTACTGGATTTATGTCAACGGATTATACTCTCTACGGAATATGAGGTTATTGAGTCGGCACTTTTCGATGCCCTCGCAATTGACTTTTGATGCAAACTAACGTCTCTTGTGGGCCCCCGTGGTTCAGCGTCCTCACCAGCGGCAATTGGTGTTCCCCCAAAAAAAAAAAAAAAAAAAAAAAAAAAAAAAAAAAAAAAAAAAAAAAA